CCATTTTCATAAAGATATGCATCTACTATTTTTCCACGTAATATTGGAGAGGCTGTTATTGTTCCTATAAACCCAGAATATTCTACATTTATATTGACTTTAATCTCGGGATAAGAAAAAATTTGATGTCCAGATCCAACATCGTTTATACTAACAACTTTTCCTCTTTCATAATTCGTTTTTGAGGCTCCAACACTAATAAAATCGGCATCAGATAATTGAAATCTATCCTTTTCTGAATTTATAATGTAATAATTTTTTAGGGTTGATATTCCGGAAACTGGAGTTCCCGTTGAAGAATAATTGATTAAATCACCATTTTTAAATCCATGATTTTTAAATGTAATAAAATTGGTGATGGTTGAAATTCCAGAAGTTTTAACCCTTAAAACTCTATTCTGATATCCAATACCACCATCAACCACTCTAATTTCCGATAAAACTTTTTTAGAATCATAAATCCTAAACTTATGAATTCCACCATTATTAATAGTGGTAAGACCTACAGTATTAATTCCACTATTTAAATCAGAAACATTATTGTAGAGTTTTATAGTTTTTGAATTAACTATTTCTGGATAATAAATGGCACCATTGGACAAATATTTTCCTTGATCTGTATTTGATCCTCCAAAATCTCCAATACCTATAGGTAGATTTCCATTCTTATTGTAAATGATTTTATCACCTACTTTTATTTCGTGAGCACTTAAAAATGTAATAGTGTCGTAAGAAACATCAACTCCTCCCCCAAAAGAAGAATCTGATGCATTAAATTCAATTTCTCTATACTTATTTGATATAATTGGTTCTAATAATGCTCCCCTACCATTACCACCAGAAATAGAAACCGAAACAACTCTTTCAATCGCAACATCATTTGGATCAACTATTACTTTTTTTAATGATCCAGAAACTACTAAATTAACTAGAGCAGTTGTTCCAAGTCCTACTGGATCTGAAACAGTAACTGGTGGTGGATATAATACATCATAATCATCTCCAGAATTAATAACTCTAATCGATTCTAGGGGACCATAATAAATTCTATCGTAGCTTTTATAATTGATAATATCTACACCATTAATTAAAGATCCAATAACACCAGGTTCAGTTTCTAAAATATTTTCGTAATTATCTTTCGGAGATAGAGGAATTTTAATAAAAGATTTTTTTGGTGCTAAAGATCTTCCATAGTGTGAAGACAATGTAAATAAATGCTCTCCTAACTGAAAATCTTTGGAAAATTCAATATAATCATTCTTAGCGACGAATGATCTAGAGATGTATAATCTAATTTTATTTTTTTCATTTAATACTTCTATAACATATTCTTTATTACTTTCCAAACCGTTTATTGGACTTGGTGTTGTATGTGTATAAGTTACAATATCTCCAGTATTAAATGGGACATTATTATCAAATGAGAGTACAGAATATTTTTGCGTTTGTAAATTTAAGTTTGAGAAAAAACTATCATTATCTGATGAGGTGGATATTGTTTTTTTGGAAAAGTGTATATTCTTATTAACTTTAAACGATGGTAAAGAATTTGAAGCTACATAAACATACTCATTATTATCATTGTATGTATTTTGAACATTTGACAATACTTTTGAATACTTAAGTGGTATTGATAAAGATGACGCATAATCATATCTTCTTATTACACTTATATTTTGTCCGGGGAGTACATTTGTTATTTGCTTATCTATTTCTATTACATTTTGATTGATGCTTTTAATTAATGTATTTTCGACAACTGTCGCAAAAGAATTTTGTTTAACTATGTCAACATAGTCATTAACTTTTAAACTACTTTTATCTGGATTCTCAAAAAGAGTAAAAGTAGAATTTCCTATCGAATAATCTTTTACTTCATACCTACTTCTTACATTATAAATCCAAGAATTAAAATTAATTTCTTTGAAGGTATTATTTAAAGATGGGGGAATACTTTCCCCAAAATTTCCAAAAGAAACACGATCTTTGTCAGAAAAATAATTTATTTTTCCTATATCTTCTACCCCATTCAGTGAGCTAATAACAATAAATTCAACCTTCTTAGTCTCATCTCCATTTTCATAACCATATATGGTAGGTGTTGAATAAACATCAGTGCCCTGATTTAATTGTTCGGAAATCCCAGAACAATTAAAAAATTGATTAATAGATTTATCAGTATATGATATGGTTTTATTATTATATTTTATTGATCCAGAATCTTTAAATCCACTTGTAGAATCAACAGTTATTATTGAAGACCCAATAGAAACTGTTTCGGAAATTTTAGTCTTTGGTGTAATTTTAAATTTTCCAAAAATAGTGCTATTATCATCATATCCACTAAACAAGTATATTTTGTAAAATACTTTGTTATTTCTAGTAACAATTTCAATTTCAGAAACTGGTCCAAATGCATCATTATCAGAACTTTTAATTTCTTCTCCTATCAAATTATTTGGATTTGCACCGGAAGTAATTAATTGACCTATTAAAACTCTTCTTTTAATATATTCACTTTCGGATGGTTTTATTAAAAACTCCTCCAAATTAAGAATTTTTGGATTAAATCCATACAATACTTTAAATAAAATTTTAAAAGATTCATCAGTTCCTTTAGAATTATAAAAATCTCTAATTTGCTTTAAAAAAGTATTAACATTTAGATCTGATTGTAAATTAACATCTTCAAATCCAGGGGCAAAAAGATATTTTAATTTTTTATAAAACTCTCTTAAAAATAATGTACTTAAATTTATAACCTTTGATCCTGAAGAATGTGATGCCGCCAGTGTTTCGGAAAATACTAATTCTTCTGGATTTAAAGAATTTTTATAAGAAGAAATGGCGGAAAATCCACGAACACATCCAACAAATTTATTTCCCTCTATTTTTGAATATGTAACAATTTCATCATCTATTTTTAATAAACCATATTCTAAAGGAAAAGATTTTGTTGACTGAACAGTGATAGTTTTATCAGTAGAATTTATATTTGATGATAAAACAGTTTCTCCAGAAATTACTTCTGGAGTGAGATTATCAAATTTTAAATATTGGTCTAAATTTTCAGCAATATCAGAAGGTCCACTTTGGTACTCTTGAGAAATGTAATATTGCTTTAAAAATTCGGATATTTTTGGACTTTCATCCAAAATAAATTCTGGCAACTGATTGTTAATAATCTGTTGTGTTTTTACTCTTTGTTCAAATCCAGTAGATATCATATTACCTCGTTATTTTTCCGTTAGAATAACTTGAAGTTAATGGGAAATTTGTGCCAGAAATTTGTTCTCCAGATACTACAGTATCTTTTAACATATTTATGGTGCTTTTTGAAACGTCAAAAGTTACATATAAATCATTTAATCCTATAACATCGTTTGAATCTGGGTATGCTTCTACCTCAACAACATTATTGGGCAACTCTGTTCCAGTAATATAAATCGTATTAATTAATATTTCTCCAGTAGTATAATTTACTGTTCCAATTGATTTTTTAATAACTTGATATTTATTATTTTCCGAAGGTTTAACAACACTTAAAGTTCCTATTTCACTGTCATCTTGCGGAACATCAACAAAATACACAAATTCGCTTTCACCCAAAACATTAAATCCTGTAGATTTTATATTATATTTTCCAATTAACTTTCTAAATTTATTACCAAAGCATAACTCATATTGAGAAAAAACATTAACAGCACAATTTAAATTTCTTCTAATCTTAACTCTGGTTATATTAGATGTAATAGTATTATCGACATTGTCTATGAGTTGCAAAACTTTACTGTATCTAAATCTTCCACCAAATTTATTAAGATCTACAGATTTTGAATATGATTCCAAAGAGGAAATTATTCTAGATTTTAAATCGCTTATATTCGATATTTTGGAAGGGTCATAATAAACTGAAGATTCTATCTCGACGTATAACAACTTTAAATCTATAATTTTTTGTTTTATTCCGGCAATACTGTATTGTTTTAATTTTGATAATATAGTTGTCTTAGTAAAGTCAGAAATTGTATATCCGTTTTTCGGTTTAATACTAATAAAAACACTTCCATACTCTGGGGGGTCCATTTCTTCGCCACCAATCACAGACACAGATTCTGCGTTTGGATAAATTTCTTGTATTATTGCTTCATAGTCTCTTCCAGTAACTGCCCTGTGTTGGGCAGCATAAACTCTTGGAGCATAATATTTGATTGATTCAATAGGTTCAATATCTCCCCCACCAACAGCAGGAAAATTAGTCGTTATGGTGACAGTTCCTGATGGAGATTGGACGACATCTAATGTATTAGTAATAGTTCCCGAATAACTGAATAAAGATGGTCCATTTCCTTCCTTTCCTTCAGTTACAATATAACTTATTTTTACAGTCTCACCGTTTGTTAATTTTTTACCTATTATTCCATCACCAAATAATATTTGATATTTTTCATCTTCTATTTCCTGGATTAAGAAAATTTCTGAATTTTTATTAAGTTTTAAAATATTGTCTACTTTCTTATATTCTGTGTTTCCAACTTTAACTACAATAGTACTTGTATCTACATCAGAATTATCTAAAATAAATTTTTGATTTATTGAATTATCAACTACAAATTGTTTAGTAATATAAGTTCCCTGATAAACATCAATATTATTAAATGAAGCAATAGAAGTGTTTTGATCAACAGTTGTTACAATATTCTCGGGTATTGAGAAAATATATGATGTGTTTTCAACAGCTCCTACACAAACAAGACCTGCTTTTAAAATAATTTGTGTGGGTAGTTGAACAGGATTTGGTAAATTTATATCAAATGAAATATTTGCGATTGCACAAGTTTTAGATCTTGGTACATATCCAATATTTCTAGCTAAAGAAACAACATTCTCTCTAAGTGTTGCAGAATCCAAAAAGGATTCATTCACAATCATATTTGAGTTAAATGCAGTAATATAAGTGTTATATGCTAAAGTGTCTATTAAGACAGAAAAGTTGGAACCTTCAAAATCAAAATCTGTGAAGGTTGAATTCGCTCTTAAGTAATCTTTTATCGACTCTCTAATTTGATCGAAATCTAAATTGGTGAATTTAGTAAAAGGCATTTTATCTAGTTGCCTCTAAAATATAATTGAATGTTTGTGTTGGAAAATCTTGTCCTATAATGTCAAAAATAACGTTTATTTCAAAATTATTTTCGTCTGGATTTGGCACTACTTCAACTTTTGCATTATCAACTCTTGGTTCATAGTTACTAATTGCAATTTCAATTTGTGTTTGTAAAAGAGAAGCAGTACCAAAATCAACAAATTCAAATAATGATGTTTTAACATCAGAACCGAATGACGGATTAAAAAATCTTTCACTAGGCATTGTTTGAATAATATTTCTAATTGATCTTTTAATCGCATCCTCGTTCTTTAAAACAAGAATATCTTTTGTTATGGGATGCATGTCAAAAGAAAGACTAATGTCTTTAAATGCTCTTGATATTCTTTGTCTTTGCATCAATTAACTAACATTTTTTTTATTTATATTCATTTCCAGGAACGACCATATGTTGGTTCAGTCCCATATTCCCAATCATCATAATCCACATCATTGCGAATTTTTTGATGATTTTCTTCACTTAACTTAAATTTATTTTTAGGAATTTCATCGTGCATAATTTCTTGAATTGTGGTCTTATCAACTAATGAATTAGTATTGCAAAAATAATCAGTTGCGAGGCAAGATGTTCCCCACATTTTTTTCATATATTCATTGTCTCTGTCAACTTTAAGATTTGACATTGTTTGTCTCCTGTTTTTTGGTAAAAACAGAACTTTTTTAATGGAGGTTACTATCTCCTTTACTATCTATACAAAGATCTTAATTTATAATTATCAGAATTTAAGTATTTAAGTATCTCCAATGCTATTAATTTGGGGTTTCCTTCCCCACATGTATAAACATCTATTGCCAAGCACCCATTTTCTGGCCAAGTATGACACGAAACATGACTTTCTGCAAGTGCTATTACAATTGTACACCCCTGGGGAACGAAGCAATGGGAAAAAACGTTTAAAATAGTCATATTTGCACGTTCAATTCCACTTATCATTGCCTTTTGAAGCGATTCGACATTGTTAATCGCTTCAAATTCAACATCATACACCTCTAAGAGTAGGTGATTTCCCATCGAAAACTGTTCCAATTCACAAGTGATGCAAAAATTTATTTATTTCTTATTTTTTGAACGATTTCATAGTCATTTTCCAATATTTGTTTAAGATATTCATCGTCCCAATGATCATAATACTTGGTTTTTGCCAAAATAGACCTCATTTTTGTTAAAAACTCACTATTTTGATATAAAATTAAATTATATTTTCCATTATTTGTTCTTACCTTACCAATAAAACTAGGTTCATCTCTAAAATCATCAAAAAATTTAAATTTTGAGAAAGTTTCATTCAATTTTTCAATTTTATTTCGAGCAAAAGCGAGATCTAAGTCATCTTCAACAACAAAAATCACGACCCCAAACTCTTCTTGAAGAGGTTGAACGTCGTGAATTGAAGATTTTACTATTTTATAGGTATTATTTTTAGCAAACGGGCAGATTGAAAATCCACTTAGATCTGGATTTAATTTTATGACTTCTTTAATCCATTCTTTTAGGTGATTTTCAATCTCATCATTCACTTACCTTGACCCCTATAAGCTTTTCTTGCTCCATTACGAGAAGACGCAGCATACTTAGTGTGCTTTCCGCTTCCTTGACGAGACTTCTTGGGTTTGCCAGGTACATAACCCAATTTTTTATTCAGAGACGTGGTTTTTGCCTTAACTGCCATAATTAAACTCCATAAATTTCAGTTTGAAGATCTTCTGGTTTTGGAGAACCAGTCAGGAAGAACTGTTCTGACAATTCTTCCATTACATCGAAATATTCTTCCTCTGTAAGTTGTGAGTATATTTTTCTTCCGTTACAGAGTATGTCATACTTTTGTAACTGATTCATTTAGATTACTCTTGTTTTTTCGTGTCCAACTCTAACTCTTGGATCACACCAAATTTCGAAACCTGCTTCTTTCGCATCCAAGCAGAATGAAACATCTTCCCCACACATATCCTGAACTTCGCCAGATTCAAAGACTTGCATCTTTGGTGCAAACCAAGGATACTTCATTTCGGAGTGTTCAAAGACACCATGCTTGATTAAAAGCCATCCAAATCCAGTATAGTCAACTGTAAATGGTTTACGACGCTTCGAAATTGTTTCCAGAGTTTCGTGATTCATAACACCACCATTACTGCGGAAATCATCTTCCTCTAACCAGTGTGCGACTGAAGTTGTCATGCCATCTTCAGTACAATACCAACCAGCAGCAATGTCTTTATCCATTAAAATCAACTGTAAGAATTTTTCAGTATTGAATACAATATCAGAATCAATCCAAAGTTGATAATCATATTTAAGTTTTCCGTCCCAGGGAATTTGATCAGGACCTCTGAGTACATTTGCACCAAGGCATTTGCATCTTGCAAAATTAACCATGGAAGAATAATCTTGTGAGATTTGAATGCTTGCTCCAGTTTGAACCAAGTCAAAACAAAGTTGCACAAAATTTTTCAAGAACGTATAAGACACGCCTCTTCCAGGTAGGCAAAACACAATTGATTTGCCTCGAATCATTTCTTTTGCCAATTCATAATCCCATTCCTCTTTTTCTTGTGAGGGGATGGGTGTTTTTGCTTTTACCGTAAATCCTTTAGCCATAAGATAAGATCTTTGTTTTCAGTATCATACGTTATTATGTATACATTGTCAATTCATTGAATGAAATTATTTTTCTTCCGATAAAATAATTTCATCCCCATCAATTGAAAATTTAATCGGTGTTTCTTCATACCAAGAAAATTCATTCACAATCCACTCTGGTATTATAACATAATAATCTCCACTTATGGGATCGACTTGTAGAGGTTGAATATTTTTGTCGGAATTTTTTTTCATATCAGCGAAATAAAAGTTTATTTTTCATTTTTTATATAGAAAAATTTTTTTTTAATCGCTTGTTATAACGATGGCGATTGCAAGACTTTATAGCCTACAGGGACCCATTGATTTTTAGCCACGGCCCCCGCCATCACGATACCGTTATACCATAATACTGCCCTGCGGCACGAACGAACGGGGGTGGGTGTGCCACCCCCCGAACTGTCACTGCACGTCGCCCAGGGCGCTGTTCGCGGTGCTCATGCGGGTGCC